CGCCCCGGCCCTGCCCAGGCATCACACGCCCCGATCCTCGAGGCCCTCGCGCGGCCACCAGGTCGCAGTCCTGGCCCAGGCCAAGGGCCGGCCGCTCCTGCCCTGGCAGCGCGACGCCGTCGACGTCGCGCTCGAGGTCGACCCCGACACCGGCCTACTTTGGTACTCCGTCGTCGTCGTCCGCGTCCAGCGCCAGGCCGGCAAGACGAAACTCATTGGTGACGTGGCCGATCACCGATGCCTCTCGAGGCCCAGGGCGCGCGTCTGGTTCACCCAGCAGACCGGCAAGGATGCCTCGACCTGGATGCGCGAGGAGCACTTCGCCAACCTGGCCGAGGCCGAGGGCCTCCTGGGCGTGCAGGACTCGCCGAAGTGTCGGTACTCCCTGGTCCGGCGCGCCGGCACCGAGGGCGTGTCCTGGAAGGGCCTTCACTCGACGTTCTACTCATTCGCTCCCAAGCGCGACGCGATGCACTCGAAACAGTCCGACTGCACGTTCGTCGACGAGGCCTGGGCGCACGACGCCGCCAAGGCCGCCGAACTCCGCCAGGCAATCCGTCCGACGATGGCGACCAGGCCTGGCGCCCAACTCTGGATCGTGTCGGCCGCCGGCGACGACGGCTCCGAAATGCTCGCCGAGTATGTCGCGATGGGCCTCCTCGCCCTCGACGACCCCACGTCCCGAGTGTGTTTCATCGACTACGGCATCCCCGACGACGCCGACCCGATGGACCTCGAGACCATCCTGCGCTGGCACCCGGCCTACGGCTTCACCCAGTCCCGAGCATCCTTCGAGGCCGCCTTCGAGGAGTTCCGGAACGACCCCGCCGGCTGGGCGCGCGCCTACGGCACCCGCGACTCGAGGACCAGGACGAGCGTGTGGCCCGATCATGTCTGGGAGGAGTGCGGCGCCGGCCGCGTACCGATCCCCTCCCAGGCCGGCGTCGCCTTCGACCTCACCCCTCGAGGCGACGAGGGCGCCCTGGCCGCCTCCTGGCGCGACGAGGCACGCCGTCCCTGGCTCGAGCTAATCTCCTCCGGCCCGCTCGAGCGCGACTTCCCAGACCTGGTCGCCCAGGTCGCCCGCCGGCGCGCCGAGGGCCGCGTCCTCTTCGACCCCAGGTCGCCGGCCTCCCTCGAGGTCGTCGACGCCCTGGCCCGTCACCATGCCGACGTCGACACCGTGAGCGTCACCGGCGCCCAGTTCGCCCAGGCCTGTGGAGTCCTCTCCCGCGAGGTATTCGCCCGGTCCCTCCGGCACACCCGGCAGGCCGACCTCACCGCCGCGACCCAGGCCGCGACGACCACGGCATACGGCGACGGAGGATTCGGCTGGGCGCGCAAGACCTCGAGCGGCTCGATCGCTCCCCTGGTCGCCGGCACCGTCGCCCTCCGCGCCTGGGACACCCGGCCGGCCGAGAAGGTCAAGCCCCGAGTCCGAGGCGCGACCAGGGCCGCGTGACCAGGGACGCGCCGGCCGGCAAACCCTCCACGGCACCCGCCGGCCGGCGCGTGTGCCGATTCTAGGACCTATGGGACCGATCGGTATGTCTGGGCCTTACGAGTCAAGGGCCACCGTGCATCCTCTTCCTCATGGCCGCTCCCTTCCTCGCGATCGACTCGTCGGACGTGTCGCACCTTGCAATGTGCGACCCCGAGAAGGGAGGGTGTGGGTGGCGTGGTGCGCCCGTCCGGACACGGAGTAAGGCCCAAAGTCAGGTCGAGGCGCACCGCGCCGCCGAGCACCCGGACCAGGCCGACCAGGTCGAGTCCCGTCGCCGCGCGAGGTCTGCCGCGTGAGCCTCTGGGACCGCCTGGTCGACCTGGTCACGCCGCCGGCCCTCGAGGCGCCGGCCGGCCTCTCCGCCCGGTTCGCCACCGGCACGACCGGAGGCACGACGACCGCGCCGGCCGTCTCGACGTTCCGCGCCCAGTCCGTCGCCCGCGACGTCGCGCTCTCGATCCCGGCCGTCCGCAAGGCCCGCGCCTCACTCCTGACGATCGCCACGTTCCGCCTGGCCGCCTGGGACTCCGCCGGCTACCGCCTCTCCGACCAGACACCTGGCACCGCGTTCCTCCGCCAACTCGAGCCACGCCGGACGATGTTCCGGTCCCTCTCGTCCCTCCTCGACGACGGCATCTGGCATGACCGGAGCGTCTGGAAGATCGAACGCAACATCGCCGGACAGACCGCCTACCTCGAGCGCGTCCACCCGCAGCGCCTCCAGGACGTCCGCGACCCGCGCGACCCCGACACCGTCACCGACTGGTTCCTCGACGGCCGGCACTACACCGCCGCCGACCTCGAGCTAAACCACGTCGTCTTCGACTTCGCCGGCATGGGAGGCCTTCGCCGCCTGGGCCTGCCGCTCCTCAACCTCTACGGAGACCTCCAGGTCGCCGCCGGCCGCTATGCCCGCGCCCCGCACCCCTACGGCATCCTCCACAACGCCGGCGCCTCCCTCACCGACGAGGAAATCGACGCGCTCCTCGACGAGTGGGAGGCCTCGAGGGAGGCCCGAGGAGTCGCCTACACCGAGGGAGACCTCGCCTACCAGGCCCAGGGATTCTCCGCTCGCGACCTCCAACTCACCGAGGCCCGAGAGCACGCCGCCCTCGAGGTCGCCCGCCTCTTCGCCCTGCCCGCTCGCGCCGTCGACGCCAAGTCCGGCGACCCGCTCACGTACTCCACCGTCGTCGAGAACCGCCGCGACTTCCTCGAGGCCCTCCGGCCTTGGATGACGCCCATTACCCAGGGCCTCTCGATGGACGTTCGCGGCTCGACGACCCGAGGCCTGGTCCTGCCCAGGAACGTGGTCGCCGAGTTTGACGCCGACGCCTACCTCCGCGACGACCCGACCCGCCGACTCGACACCTGGCAGAAGGGCCTCGACATGGGCCTCTGGGACCTCGAGGACGTCGCCGCCCAGGAACCCCTCGCCAGGAAGGCCCGCGCATGACCCGCCACACCGTCCACGTCACCTTCACCCGCCCCCAGGTCACCGAGGCGACGTTCGCCGCCGGCGACCAGGACACGCCGGCCACCCTCTCCGGCGTCGCCCTGCCGCTCAACGCCGAGTCCAACGCCTCGAGCGACGGCTCGCGCTACCTCTTCACCGCCGGCCCCACCAACGCCGACGCCCTGGTCGACGTCGTCGACGAGCACGACCCCGACGCCGTCGTCGGCCGCCTGGCCGTCCCCTTCGAGGTCGACCAGGAGGGCGCCCTGGTGCGCGCCTCCGCCCGATTCTTCGACACGACCCGAGGGCGCGACATGCGCGTCGAGGTCGCCGAGGGAGTCAAGACAGGTTTCTCCGTCGCCGCCGCCTTCGACTCCTACCAGGAGCGCGAGGACGGCGTCCGCGTCGTCGACACCTGGGACGCCGCCCACCTGGGCATCGTCCGTAACCCCGCGTTCACCCAGTCCCGTGGCCTGACCCTGGCCGCGTCCGCCCTCAAGGAAGGCTCGCCCACCATGCCCACGACCGCTCTCCCCGACGCGCCCGCCGGCGTCGTCGACCTCCCCACGACCGCCGAACTCGCCGCCGAGGTCGCCAAGGTCCTGGAGGCCGGCAAGACGGCCGGCGGCTCGCACCCGCTCGCCCAGTTCTCGAGCGCGACCCAGTTCTGGGCCGCCTTCCAGTCCGGCACCGAGGAGGACCGCGCCCGCCTCCGCGCCGACTTCGCCCTGGTCGACCAGACCCTCGCCGACAACTCGCCCCTCGCAGTCCCCCAGTGGCGCGAGCGGATCATCCAGAACCTCGACGCCCGCCGGCCCGCGATCCGCGCCCTGGGCGGCTCGATCGGCCTCCCCGACTCCGGCATGGAGGTCAACTGGCCGAAGTTCGACGGCGACCTCGACGCCCTGATCGCCGAACAGACCGTCGAGCTCGAGGAACTCGAGAGCGTCAAGGTCTCGATCACGTCCGGCAAGGGCACCATCCGCACCGCCGGCGCCGCCTCGCGTATCTCCTACCAGGCCCTCCTCCGGACCTCGCCGGCGTACCGCTCCGCCTACCAGGCAATCATGGACGCCGCCTGGGCGCGCTACACCGAGGCCCGCTTCGAGGGCGCCCTGGCCGCCGGCGCGACCGACGCCGGCGTCCTGCCCGCGATCCCCTCCGGCGCGACCGGCGCCGCGAACTTCGCCGCCCTCCTCTTCGACCTGTCCGCCCAGGTCGAGGACGCGACCGGCAAGCCCGCCACCGCCGTCCTGGTCGGCACCGACGTCTGGAAGGAACTGGGCGCCACCGGCCTGGTC